CTCGGCTACGCAATGGCTGATGCTGTGAAGGCTATCGACGAGTTGCTGTCGGTGCGGAGGACGGCGTCGCAGGAAGCGGTGTATCAGGTATTAGACGATGGAAGTTGGACTGATTACAGCAAACAGCAACTGGAAGGCTTGCTTGAATCGAAACCGTCCACACTTTTCCGAGTTGTCTACCCATCTCCAAGTTTAACGCAGCCAGTGTTAGTGGATGAGGATGATAATTTCTATTCATGGTTCGGCAGGGAATGGGAGAAATACTATCAACCGAATAATTATTCTTTATCAGCAAAGAAACGCCTAGGGTCAATTGCTGAATCTGCATGGTTTGCATGCCGCGCCGCCATGCTTCAGGCTGGCTACCATAACGAGCAACACCTCGACATGGTAGATTGCAGGTTGCCATTCGACCAATGGCTATCACAGCAAAATGAGCCAATAGACGTCGATTGTGGTTGTGTAACCACTGAGGCATTTTACCACTGGCTGCGTGTTGCTTATGAGGCTGGCAACTCTCCGGTAACTCCAGATACATGGATTCCGGTAAGCGAGCGGATGCCGGATAAATACGATTTTGATATATGGGTTTTTTCTCCATCTAAAGGAATTCATGACGGAATTCAGTGGGATGGGTGTGAGTTTGCTGATGATGAATATCAATTCAAGATAAATGACGTCAGCCACTGGATGAAAAAAATATATCCAGCAGCACCGCAACAGGAGGTTAAGCCGTGAGTAAGCACATTATCAAATATGACTATCGTGACGGTGTCAAACTCGCAAAGCATGAAATAGAGACGTGGTGCGGACATGCGCCACAATTTTCAGACTGGCTGTTTCAGGATGCTCAGCATGCACTGTTGAGCATTGAGCAGGGTTCATTACAGGTTCCGTGCAAGAATTGTCTGGCTTCAATAATCAAAACGGCGCAGGAGGTGAAGTGATGGAAATCGAATTTAAGCCGTGCCCTTTTTGCGGATTTAAACAGGAAGATGGAGAGGAATCATTTGCGCGTACCGATGGCACGAATGGTGAGTGGGCAGTTTATTGTGAAAGATGCCACACCACTGGACCAATGAGACAGACAAGAGATTCGGCCATCATGGCATGGAATGAGAGATTTGACGGGTAGTGCTGGCTGATAATTCTCAACGTCAAGCAACATTACTCACTCTCAAATTTAATGTTATAATTATGTCGCAGTCGGATTGAGCACCCGGCTGTGACCTCTGCATCTGATTGGGAAATTAGATGCGAAACACAAAGAGTACTTCAAACAAGCTGTCACAGATGCAGAAATGCACCTGCGATTTTCTGCATCCTGCGTTACCTCTCGGAGGTGGCGTATGAAGCAACAATTCCACCTCGTAAACGAATCCGTAAAGCAGAACGCCATCAACTACATACGTGAGTTGCCGGTCGACGCTAAGCGCCCGCTTATTCTCGACATCAAAGAGATGACGCGCACCGCACAGCAGAATCGGAAATTATGGCCGCTTTTGAAAGATCTCTCCGATCAGGTTCTCTGGTTCGGCAACAAATACGACTCAGACGACTGGAAAGACTTGATAACCGCAATGGTCGCCAAGTCCAAGAAGCAGGAACAACGAATGGCTCCCGGTCTGGATGGCGGCATTGTGATGTTCGGTCAACGTACCAGCAAGATGACTGTGCGCCAGATGGTAGAAGTCATCGAGGCTATCTACTGGTTCGGCACTCAGCAGAACGTGAAATTCAGCGAAAAGTCCCGCATCGAAATTGAGTGGGCCAAGCAATGGGGTGAGCACAATGACACCTCTCGCTAAAGTCATGGAGCGCGGCATCTTCAACGTTCCAGCTCGCCGCAAGCGCAAGCCGATCGTCAATCCATCCGATATCAAAACCTTTCACTATACGGCTCACCTGGCTGATGTCATGTGGCTGCGCCGTGCTGCACGGAGAAAAGCAAATGGCTGATTTACGCAAAGCGGCACGTGGGCGTGAGTGCCAAGTTCGAATCCCGGGAGTTTGCAACGGCAACCCCGAAACGTCCGTTCTGGCGCATATCCGCCTGGCTGGACTGTGCGGTACCGGAATTAAGCCGCCTGACCTTATCGCCACCATCGCATGCCATGCATGCCACGAAGAGATTGATCGCCGCACCCATCTTGTTGATGCGGAATACGCGAAAGAGTGCGCACTGGAAGGCATGGCTCGCACACAGGTTATCTGGCTGAAAGAGGGGCTCGTTAAATCATGAACGAATATCGAATCTGGCTCCCGTGGCCACCCAGTAATAACCGCTATTACCGGCACAATCGCGGGCGCACTCACATCAGCGCGGACGGAATCGCATACCGCGCCGCAGTGTCGAAAATTATCACCGATGGGATGCTCGATATCCGCACCGAGTCACCCCTCAAGATTCGCATTGAGTGCCACATGCCTGATCGCCGCCGCCGCGACCTGGACAACCTGCAAAAGGCTGCATTCGACGCGCTGACGAAAGCCGGTTTCTGGATGGATGACGTACAGGTCGTCGATTACCGCGTGGTGAAAATGCCTATCGTTAAAGGCGGTCGACTTGAACTGACCATTACTGAGCTGGAGTCCGCATGACATTCGAATCCTACTTTGCTGATCACCTTCGTCTGCGCTGGACTCGGTTACGCATCTACCGTCACCCAGGTTCATTTGCTACGGACTACCGAATTTTACGCAATTACATCAGCCGCTATAAACCATCAGGAGCAGAAGCATGAATACTCAATACCTGCAGTTTGTACGCGAGCAGCTCATTGTAGCGACTGCTGACCTGAGTGGCGCAACGAAAGGCCAGTTGGTAGCGTTTGCCGAGAATGCGATGTTTGAAGCGACACCGCGTAGCCGATCTCGCCTGAAGGTGGTTAATCCTGCTAACGGTCGCCTGATGAATCCAACCAGCCCGCCAATCCCCGGGCAGCAATCACGCGCAAAAGGTTCATCTATCGCACTGGTGCAACCTGTTGAGTATTCAACAGCATCGTGGCGTCGTGCAGTGTTGTCACTCGATGAACATCAGAAGGCGTGGCTACTCTGGAACTACAGCGAGAATGTGCGATGGGAGAATCAGGTTTCGATCACTCAATGGGCGTGGGCAGAGTTCAAATCCTCCCTTGGCACAAAGAAGGTGGCAGGAAAAACACTGGATAGATTGAAGGCACTTATATGGTTAGCGGCGCAGGACGTGAAAGCAGAACTGGCAGGGCGAGAAACTTACGAATATCAGCAGCTAGCAGAATTGGTTGGCGTCACACCAAAGAACTGGTCAGAGACATTTACCGATCGATGGCTGGAGATGAAACACACATTCATGCGTCTTGATAGCAGCGCTTTATTGCAAGTAACGCGATCACGTTCACAACAAAAGGCGACAAATTTAGATGCAAGTCTTGCAAAACTGGATTGAAAAGCATATATTTCATATAAATCTGATATCGTCGCCATAGCTTTGGTTGTCGACCGAATTACACAAAAGAGCCTCGGTTAATCGCCGGGGCTTTGCCGTTTCTGGGCCGGAAGCTCATTTGGTATGAGCGGTCCCCTCATAAGGGAAGGGTAGACAGGTTCGAATCCTTCGCGGCCCACCAATTAAGCGCCATTAGCTCAACAGGAAAGAGCAATAGCCTTCTAAGCTATCGGTTTCAGGTTCGATCCCTGAATGGTGCACCAAATACCTACCAGGACCATAAGAGCGAAAGCTCAACGCACTACCCTCATCTTGCCAGCATCGCCGCTGGCTTTTTTCGAGCGCATTACCACCAAGAACCAGACCCAACCAACTCATTGCTGAATATCTGTGGCTACGGTGATTAGTGCGCTTCAAAAAAGAAAACCCGCTCAATTGCGGGCTTCGTGAAAATGGGTGGCAGGAGACTGCGATAACAGCCTCCTGCCTGATCTGCCCACGCCTTAAATCGCGAGCAAACCACGTTACCGATCAAAGTATCCTGGATTTGTTCAAGCGACCATCATCCCTATTCCTAATTTGAACAGATCCCCATGTAGTCAGGTTGGGGGTAGAGCATGTACCGTATGGACAAAATCAGAGAATGGTTCAGTTACTGGTTTGGAGGACTTACTGCAATGGGCGGAGTTCTCTCCCTAAATGACTGGGCTCTAATCGTGGGTATTCTTTGTACTGTCGGCACATTCGGAATCAACTGGTACTACAAGCGCAAAGAGCGCGAGGACAGATTGAATGGGAATGTCACCGGCGCTCAGAAATAAAATCGCTGCCAGTATCGGCGGCGGGGCGATCGCAATTGCCACCGTGATGCTATCCGGAAAGGATGGGCTTGAAGGTCGAGAGTATGTGGCCTATCGAGATGTTGTTGGAGTGCTGACTGTTTGTGATGGTCACACCGGATCCGACATAATCCCCGGAAAGCGATATACCGATAAAGAATGCGACGCACTAACCCGGAAAGATTTAACACGCATCGCCGCTCAGGTTGATCCGCATATCAAAGTGCAGACCACTGAAACTCAGCGAGCAGCAATCTACAGCTTTGCTTACAACGTCGGCGCTACCGCAACCATCAACTCCACTTTACTGAAGAAACTCAACGCGAAAGATTACGCCGGAACATGCTCTGAGCTAAAGCGATGGGTATATGCAGGTGGTAAGAAGTGGAAAGGGCTGATGAACCGGCGCGACGTTGAATATGAAGTTTGCACCTGGAGCCAGAAATGAGCAGGTTAACCGCAATCATCATTGCAGTTGTCGTCTGCATCATCGTGTCGCTTGGCTGGGCTGTTAATCACTACCGCGACAACGCCATCACCTATAAAGACCAGCGTGACAAAGCCATTGAAAAGCTCAGCCTGGCGAACGCCGCCATCAAAGACATGCAGACTCGCCAGCGCGATGTCGCTGCACTTGATGCTAAATACACAAAGGAACTAGCCGATGCGAAAAAAACCATTAGCGATTTGCGTCGGGATGTCGATTCTGGCGCTAAGCGGCTGCGCATCTCCGCAACCTGCCCTAGAGTGTCCAAAGCCACCTCCGCCACCGGCGTGGATGATGCAGGAGCCCCCGAACTTACTCCAGACGCTAGACGGAATTATTTCGATCACCGGGACGGAATCGAAGTTACCAAAGAAATGATTCATGGGCTGCATGAATACATCAACACGCAGTGCCTTAAATAAGCAAAATTGAAAAATATTTCAGTTGGTCATGTCTATTTATAGCTATTCAATTCAACGAATATCTATTCATTGAGTGATTATATCTATCTGAATTTGAATGATTTAATCAAGCCTCGCAATAGCGGGGCTTTTTTATGCCCGCAGTAAACCGCGCATCGCAGCGCATGAAAATCCCGAGTCTTTCAGAAAGCTGAGCCTGAGAACTGCCGTATATGGTGGCGACCATCTCGGGGCGGCTTTTCTGTGCGAACAGGCTCATCTTTCTAAAAGGTAAAAACGCTATGAAT